AATTGCGATTTTAACGATGTCCTCTGTGGATCTAGCAGACTGCGATTTTTTAAGAGCTGTTTCTAACTCAGCTTTCCAAGGGCAAAGATTCCAATCAAAATTGATATTGATTTTATAGCCGTTTAAACGTCTGCCGAATACCGCAAGTACGAATGGGATGTTTTTAAAATCATCCTCTTTTAACTCCGACTTAGCTATGACAGAGTTAATAATACTTTCAAAGAAACTTGAAAAGTTTACATTTGGAGAGAGATCTATACCAGCCTTTTCAATCCTAGGATCTTCAAGACCATTAATCAATGACCCTAAAAATCTACCTCTCGCACCAGCATCTGCCACAGCACTATCCCAAGGCACGTTTTGAGTGTATAGCAAATGACAAAGCTCATGTAATGCGTAGGCTATTAGCTCTCTAAAGCGTGACAATTTCATTGGCTTAGTTTCATCACACTGAGGAAACATAACTTGTGCGTACATTGTCCTCTCACACTCACCAGCCTTAGCCACGCCCATGTGAAACTTAACTGCGGCAGTGTTCACTGACCAAAAGCGAGCAGTGACTTGAACGTCTTTAGCATTGTTTGGAGCTAAATGTGTAGCAATAATGTCTTTGAAGAGTTTAGCCATTGCTCCTGAAAGTGATGGCAGTATTAAATGTCCTTGTATTGAATTATTCATTGTCTAATCCTTGTAATTTTTTAACATCGACTTTCGACTCAAAGATTGCCAAAAGCTCTGGATAACAATCGCTTGGGTACTTGTTTAAAATTGAATTTTTAAATGCCAATGAGGGCGGCAATCCCTTTTTCAAAGAATGAGCTATGCCAAACAATTGTCTTGTAGATGGGGGCATTGTTAGTATTCCCTCAAGTGTTTTTTGGCGAGCTGTTACAGAAAACTCAACTATTTGTTCAGCAACATCCAATGAGCAACCAGACTTAGAGACCAATAAACTAATCTCTTTTTCTTTTGGCAGATAGTTAAACTCCATTGAAAAACAGAATCTGTCGATAAAGGCTTGGTTCATCGCATTCGTGCCGCCATAGTTACCAGACTCATCGCCCTGACCGAAAGTATTATCTGCGGCAAAAAACGATACCTTGTGTGCTACAGGGATGCTCTCGCCAGTTTCGGTAACCTTGAAACCTCTGGATGGTACTCGCTCTAATGCACAATGCAATGCCGCCAAGTTACTTTCAGACGCCATTGAGACCTCATCTAATAAAATGATGCATCCAGCTTTTTTCACAGCATTACCCACAGCTCCAGCTTGCCATGACAAAGGCGGTTTATCTGGATCTGGCTGAAACCCCCCAACCAAGTCTCTGTCGGACGTTTGATCGAAATTGATACGCTCGAATGGTCTGCCCAATCTGCCAGCAAAATTCTCAACAAATTGAGACTTGCCAGTACCACGCTGACCGCCCAGCCAGCAATTGTGAGGGATATCTTGATCCAAAGCGATCAAACACTGATGCAAATGCTCTGGGGGAAAGATGTAAAAACTATCGACTACTTTTGATTCACCGAATACTTCGCAAGGGTAGTCAGAAAAATCAACTTTGTTCCCATCGATCTCGTAAACACAATTCTCTGACCCAAACACCTCGCCAGCCTTTTTGATGGTGTACTTGGATGTTTGGCTTGCCGCAACCTTAATTTGCTCAGGTGTTGAAGTCTGTTTAAACTTTTCAAAGTGAACGGCAACCGCCTGATTGATAGCTGTGTCTACTTTAGATGGATCTGGTTTCTGAATCGAAACTATCTCAGCCTTAGCTTTGGACAATTGTTTTTCAATATCAGCACTCGACTTTTGTTGTTGATCCAAAATAGCAGAATTGATATTGCTGGATCTTTTGACTAGGTCACTAATTTCTTTCAAGCCAGATTCTACTTTTGAATTGAGTGTAGATACTGCATTAATGTCTTCAGCAACCTTGCTTGCCCCAGCTAAGTCTAGGGGTGCGAATGAGTTTAGATCGTCTAATGTTTTGACCTTTCCATCGACTACCCAGCTTTCAAAATCATTTTTAACAAACTCAATCAAATGAATTTTCCAGTCGGATCTATTCACACTACTCTTCCTGATGTCATAATTTGACAGCTCCAAACAAGCTCCAGCCAATTTGGATTCAGATAATTTGACTAATTGAAACTCTTGTTGTCTTGTAAATTTCATATTTTTCCTTTGTTATGATTTACCAAGGCTTAACGCCAGCATATGCTGGGGCGGTGCTTGGTAGTTTAGGTTGTCCAGCTAATGCAGTTGCCAGCTTTGGGAAAGTGATTGGGATATTACAGTCACCGCAGAGGGGGATTTTATGTTTTTCCAATTGCCCTCTGAGAGCCGAACATCGAAAACCACATCCAGTACACTGCCCTGACAGCATCTGCCTTGAACCAGTTGTTCTATTCTTGGCAATTGCGACAGACTTGCTAGGAAATGCCCCCAGACCCTCAATCCAGCCAATACAGTTGCTTTTGAATGAGTCTGTGACTTCTGGTTTACTGGGTCTGGTTGCATCCAAGCCATAAAACCGCAAAAAAGACTTGAAGTTTGTGACTCTGCTATTGGTTGAGTTAAATCCAACATAAGCCATGCCCAAAATGACCTGAGCCAGTAAATCAAACTCATCTGAGAGTCTATTTGAGATAGTCACTACATTAGCCTTTGACCCATCACCTACGACCTGATCCAGCAAGACCTCAATGTTTTCTCGCTTTTCCGATCTATTGCCCTTAGTCGCAAAATGATAATGCCATTTGATTAGTTTCAGTCTGTCTGTATCGAAACCGCACCTCATAGCTCTGTTATTGAAAAAAATATCGATTGAACCAGCAACCTCGCTTGCCGCCAGTTGTAACCAATGTTCACTATTGTGGTGTTTTGGAGACAAAATAACGCTCTGTTTGACACCATTTGTATCTAATACTGTTACTGTTTTCATATTTTTCCTTTTAAATCAACAACTTAATTAATGTTTAAACTTACAACTTGCCCTACCATTTAAATGTAACACCCCTGCTTTGTTTGTCAATAGTCACTGTTTACTTTCTTTGTTTGAAATACCAAGCAGTACAGCCGAAAAATTAACGTGCTTGTTTACTACCATCGGACGATAACTCCGACACTTGAAAAAAGAGAGTGTAGAAAATTGCCGATTTGAAAACTTAATCAATCGATGGGGTAGTTTGTCAGGGCAAATAGGGTTTAAACATCCCTTGCAAGAACACAATCAGGGCATGAAAATAGGAATTGGCGGTACAGTTTGTTCTCATGGTCACAATAAACAGCGGAGCGGAGCGGTGAAAATAGAAGAAATAGAAGAGAGTGTAAACAACATAGTGGTTAAGACAAATAAGGATGGTAATACCAAGGGTATCAAGAACATCACCAGAGACCGCCAGAGACAGCTAACAGACAAACAAAAGGCATACGTTACAAACATTACCAAGTATGGAATGAACCCCAGTGATGCGTATGCAAAAGCCTACGACATTAAACCCAGCACAACCAAAAGATCTATCAGTACTTCTGCGTACAAACTTAGCAAGTCACCAAATATCGCTAGGGAATTGAACAACCATTTCCAAACTGAGCAGAAAGACATATTGAATGATCACAAAGGCACGAGAGAAACAGTAGTACGAGAGCTGTTTAAACTTATCCATTCGGACAATGAACACGTTAAGCTCAAAGCTCTGCAAATGCTGGGGCAGTCTAGCGGTCTGTTTGTAGAATTATCCAAGCAAGAAATCACAACCTCTGTAAGTCCAGAGAAACTAAAGGATGAGTTGGAAAAGACCTTGCTATCCTTTGACACTAGCAAGTCGCATTGAATAACTTTAACAGCAAGGGGTGTTTAAACATAGCTGACCACATAGCAACCCCACCCACCCCTACCCCCCGCACAGCACACACACACCTATACGCTACTAGCAGAGTAATTTGCACATTCAATTATGTTATTTTAAAGTTTAAACAGGGGTACACCCTTTTGAAAGACAGTTACGCATTTGTAAATCAAGGAAATATTGGATTTAGTAGGAAATTTTTGGTTTTTTTAGGGTGGGGGGTATATTTTTGTCGAAATTAACTCCTAGACAGAAGTTAGTTTTGCAGTTTATTGATGCTTTTATAAGGATTAAGGGGTTTTCTCCTTGTCTTAGAGAGATTGCTGAAGGTTTAAACATGAAAAGCCGCAGTAATATTCACAGAATAGTACAGAGATTACAGGCAGAGAGGTATTTAAGGACGATTCCTCTTCAATCTAGAACAATTATGGTACTCAAGAATGAGCGTGTTGCTAACGAAATCAGAGATTAAGAGGTATTTGAAGGTAATTGATAGTTTACCTCATGGTTCTCCAGAGATAGAGAAGATATGGACACTTCTCGGAGAGCATAAGAAAGCCTCTTGTAGAGAATCCTATCTACCTTTTGTTAAAGAGATGTGGGCAGCATTTATTGAGGGTACTCATCATAAGATTATGGCAGATGCGTTTGAGAGAGTAGCTAATGGTGAGCTTAAAAGGTTAATAATCAATATGCCGCCCCGACATACCAAATCTGAGTTTGCCAGTTATCTGTTTCCAGCTTGGTATTTAGGCAAATATCCAGAAAAAAAGATAATACAGACTGCACACACTGCTGAACTGGCTGTGGGTTTTGGTAGAAAGGTGAGAAATCTTGTAGGATCTCCTGATTACCAGAATATATTTAATGTGAAGCTATCGGCAGACTCAAAAGCTGCTGGTAGATGGAATACTAATCAAGGCGGAGACTATTTTGCTATCGGTGTGGGCGGTGCAGTCACTGGTAAAGGTGCTGACGTTTTGATTATAGATGATCCACACTCAGAGCAAGAAGCCATGCAGGGAACTCCTCAAGTCTATGATAGGGTTTATGAGTGGTACAGCTCAGGTCCGAGGCAAAGATTACAACCAGGTGGGTCTATTGTGCTTGTGATGACCAGATGGTCTAAAAAAGATCTCACTGGGCAGATATTGCATAACTCGATTGCTAGGGAGTCTGATGAGTGGGAGGTTATAGAGTTGCCTGCCTTGCTTCCAAGTGGAAAACCTTTATGGTCTGAGTTTTGGAAAGTTGAAGAACTTGAATCTATAAAATCTGAAATACCTGTAAGCAAATGGGAGGCTCAGTATCAACAAAACCCAACCTCGGAAGAGGGGGCAATAATTAAAAGGGATATGTGGAAGATATGGGAGAAAGAGAATCCACCTCCATGTGATTATATTATTCAGAGTTGGGATACAGCTTTTGAAAAAAACAACAGGGCAGACTATTCTGCCTGCACAACTTGGGGTATTTTTTATAAATCGAATGAAGATGGGGATGAGGTTGCAAATTTAATCCTTTTGGATGCCTTTAAGGATCGCATGGAGTTCCCAGAGTTAAAGCAAACTGCGTATGAATTTTATGATCAATGGCAACCCGATACCTTGATAGTGGAGAAAAAAGCAGCAGGTGCTCCGTTGATTTATGAGATGAGAAAAACAGGTATTCCAATATCGGAGTATACACCATCGAAAGGATCAGATAAAATAGCACGAGTAAACGCTATTTCTGATTTGTTTGCATCTGGGTTGGTATGGTGTCCAGACAGGAGATGGGCAGAGGAGGTAGTTGAAGAAGTTGCATCGTTTCCTAATGGAGATCACGATGACTTGGTTGACTCAACAAGTCAGGCACTATTAAGATTTAGGCAGGGTGGATTTATCAGAATACCTACTGACGAGCAGGAAACAACATTTACAGCAAGAAGGGCTAAGTATTACTGATGGCTATAGAGAAACCACTTGAACCGCTAGTTCCAGCGGAAATGGAAATAGAGATAGAAATCGACCCAGAAGAGGAAGAGGTTGAAGTCGAGGTAGAAATAAAACCTGTAACCTTTGAACAAAACCTAGCTGAGGATTTAGAGCAGGAAGAACTCGACTCGGTTTCAGATGATATCTTGAGCAGTATAAAAGTTGACCTTGATTCAAGAAAAGAATGGGAAAGAACATATGCAGAGGGCATAAAACTTCTTGGATTAAAGATAGAAGAAAGAACTGAGCCTTGGGATGGTGCTTGTGGTGTGTTTCACCCTGTATTATCAGAGGCAGTTGTAAAATTTCAATCCGAAACTATTCTTTCTACATTTCCTGCGAGCGGACCTGTAAAAACACAAATTATAGGTAAAATGGATGTAGAGAAACAAGAAGCAGCTAATCGTGTTCAAGAAAGCATGAACTATGAACTCACGGAAAAGATGCCTGAGTACAGAGGTGAGCATGAAAGATTACTGTGGTCTCTTCCTATTGCAGGTTCTGCTTTCAAAAAAGTATACTTCGATCCAAGTTTAAACAGACAAGTATCGATATTTGTAACAGCAGAAGACATAATTGTTCCTTACGGAGCATCCGATTTACAGTCTGCGGAGCGAATAACTCACAGAATGAGAAAAACCGAAAACGAGGTAAGGAAACTTATATCGATGGGTTTTTATATGGACATAGATCTTCCAGATCCAGAAAACACCAAAACAGAGATAGAGAAAAGTCAGGATCAGGAAACTGGATACTCTGCTGTTAAAGATGAAAGATATACGATCTTTGAGTGTCATTGCGATTTGGATCTTGTCGGCTATGAGGACAAAAAAGACGGCAAGGAAACAAAGATAGGATTGCCTTATGTTGTGACCCTTCTTTCCACTGGTGAGGTTTTAGGAGTCAGGCGTAATTATCTAGAGGATGATCCAGTTAAAAAGAAAAGAATGCACTTCGTTCATTACCCTTACATACCTGGTTTTGGGTTTTACGGATTTGGTTTAATTCATTTGGTAGGAGGCTTTGCAGAGTCTGCAACATCAATACTAAGACAATTAGTTGATGCTGGAACATTAGCCAATTTACCAGGTGGTTTTAAATCTAAGGATTTACGAGTCAAGGGGGACGATACCCCTATCGCACCAGGTGAGTTCAGAGATGTTGATGTCACTGGACTAACAATAAAAGAATCAATAGTGCCTTTGCCTTACAAAGAACCCTCTGGCACACTTTATCAACTTCTAAATCAAATTATCGAAGAGGGCAGAAGATTCGCCTCTGTTGCAGATTTGAAAGTTGCAGATATGTCTGGGCAAACCCCTGTCGGAACAACGTTAGCAATATTGGAACGCACATTAAAAGTTATGACTGCTGTTCAAGCTCGTGTCCATGTAGCCATGCGACAAGAGTTTAAACTTCTTTCAAAGATAATCCGTGATTACACGCCACCAGTTTACAAGTACGAAGTTGATGGAGGTACGAGGTTAGCAAAGATGTCTGATTATGATATGGTAGAAGTCATACCTGTATCTGATCCTAACGCATCAACAATGGCACAAAAAGTAGTACAGTATCAAGCGGCTTTACAGCTTGCACAAGGTGCTCCAGATATTTACGATATGCCTTTATTACATCGTCAGATGCTAGAAGTGCTAGGAATAAAAGAAGTCAAGAAGATTGTTCCATTAGAGGACGACTTCAAGCCTACTGATCCAGTAGCAGAGAATATGAACTTGTTGAAAAACAAGCCAGTTAAAGCGTTTTTATATCAAGACCATGAGGCACATATTAAAACGCACATGAATATGGCAAACGATCCAAAAATAAGAGAGTTAGTTGGTCAAAGTCCAAACGCTCAGGGAATACAGGCTGCTATTACAGCCCATGTTGCGGAACACGTTGCCTTCCAGTACAGAGTCGAAATCGAGAAAATGATGGGTGTTCCACTTCCACCTCCAGATGAAAAACTTCCAGAGGACGTTGAAGTAGAACTTTCTAGGGTTGTGTCCTTAGCTTCAGACAAGTTATTGCAAAAAGATCAGGCAGAAGCACAACAACAACAGACACAACAACAACAAGAAGACCCAGTGATTCAGATGCAAAAAGCAGAACTTCAATTAAAAGAAGCTAAATTCCAGCACGATAAAGCAATGGATGAGGCTGAACTTAATCTTAAAACCCAAGAGATGAAGGCTAAGGACGATAGAGAGAACAAGCGTATTGACTCTCAAGCCGAAATTGCAGGGGCTAAAATAGCTATAGATAGTATTGAGGCAGAGCAAAAATTGAATCAAGATCAACAAAACAGAATCGAAGATGACTTTAAGGAAGGAGTAAGAATTGGACTTGAAAGAGCTGATACTAAAACAGATTAGCGAGGATCAGGCTGTTATTATAGAATCCCTCGCTTTCAACCCTGTGGATAGCCACGAAAAATATCTCCAAGCAACTGGAGAAATTAGAGGCTTACAAAGAGTAATTAAATTTTTGGAGGATTTACCTGATGAGTGATTTGAAACTTCCCGTTCCCAAGGGGTTCAAAATTTTAATAGCCATACCGAAACTCGATGAAAAATACGAAAACTCAAGTATTGTCAGACCAGATACTTTAACAAAAAGAGAGGAGACTGCATCAATAGTTGGTTTTGTCACTGAACTAGGTTCTCTGGCTTATAAAGATGAAGATAGATTTCCTGACGGAGCTTGGTGTGAAAAAGGAGATTTTATTTTGATGAGAGCTTACTCAGGAACTAGGTTTAAAGTTACCACAAAGGAAGGTGAGCAAGAATTTAGATTAATTAACGATGACATGGTTGAAGCTGTTATCGCTGACCCACGAGGTATATCCCGTGCTTAAGGAGAATGAAATGTCGGAAGAAAAAAAAGTAGAGTATGAAATCGAAGATGAAGTTAAGGAGGAAAATCAGGTAGAAATAGTTGATGATACTCCAGAAGAAGATCGAAACAAACAACACTTAGGTGATGTAGATGTTCCAGAGGAAGAAATACAGACTTACAGTGCTAATGTTCAAAAAAGAATTAATCAATTAAAACGTGCTTATCACGATGAAAGAAGAGATAAGGAACGTTTTGAAAGAGAGCAAAGAGAAGCTATAAATTATGCTAAATCTCTTGCAAGTCAAAACAAAACTTTACAAGAGAAACTTTCTAAAGGAGAGTCTGTCCTTATAGAAAGTCACAAGGGTAAAGTAGACGCTCAGATATCTCAGGCAGAAAAAGAATACAAAGATGCTTATGAGGCAGGCGAAGCTGATAAGATGCTTGAGGCACAAAAAAAACTGGCAAGATTTACTTACGATCAAAAAGAAGTAGAAAATTATCAACCAGTTTATGATAAACCTTTACAAACACCTCAAAATGAGGTACAACAACAGATAGTCCCTGATGAACGCACCCGTCAGTGGGTTTCTGAAAATCGTTGGTTTGATACTGACGCAGTAATGAGAGGTGCAGCCTTTGGAATACACGATGAATTAGTTAAAAGAGGTATATCCTCTGGATCTGAAGAATACTTCAGCCAAATTGATTCACGGATGCGAGAAGAATTTCCTCATAAATTCGGGACTAAAAAACCCGCTAATGTTGTTGCTCCAGCATCGAGATCGTCTGGATCGAGCAAAATTAAGTTAACTAAGACTCAAGTCTCCATAGCCAAAAGGCTAGGAGTACCTGTTGAAGAGTATGCTAAACAAATTATGAAGGAGCAATCAAATGGCTGATCGCAAACCTGTTGAAGTAAAAACTCGTGATTCCAATGCACGCACTGTATCATACAGACCTTACACCGAGGCTGTTTTGCCAGACCCTAGAAATGATCCTGACCATGACTACAAATACATTAGAACTTCCATTTTAGGAAAGGACGATGCCAGAAATGTCATAAGCAAAAGATCAATGGGATATGAACCTTGTAAAATAGAAGACCACCCCGAAATTGCCATTTATGGAAAAAAAACAGGGGAGGTTGAAATTGGCGGATTAATGTTACACAAAATACCAAAAGGCTGGGTAGAAGGCAGAAGTCAACACATAAACCAGAAAACCCAAGACCAAGCGGCTGCTGTGGATGTTAATTATAAAAGACAGAATGACCCTCGTATGCCTATGTTTGCTGACAAAAAGTCAACAACCACAAAAGGTAGCAGAGGATAACTTTGGAGATAGATTATGGCTTACCCAACGATTGATGCCCCTTTTGGGCTTAAACCAGTCAATTTGATAGGTGGCACTCCGTTTGTAGGATCGACCAGACAATTACCCATTCAGTATGATTACAGAACAGATATCTTTAATGGAGATTTTGTTAAGCTAGTCAGAGGGTGTGTCGAGCGTCAATCAGTTACAAACGATGCTGACGACTCAGGTTTGATTGGTGTTTTTTTGGGATGTACTTATACAGACCCAACCACAAAGCAAAAAACATTTAGCCAATATTATCCATCAGCAACAAAAGCTGGTGATATAAAGGCTTATGTTTCAGACGACCCTGATGTAGTTTACAAAGCGGTTGTGTGTTCCACAGGGACAACAGTTGCTTCTGGTAACAACGCATTAGTAGGACAAAATCAAAGAATGTTGAACAACACTGGAAGTACCAATACAGGTAATTCTGCAAACGCTGTTCATCTTGGTACAACTTTAACAACAGCAGCTTTTCCAGTAAGAATTGTTGGTGTTGTGCCTGATACCAAGAAAACAACGACAACAACAGGAAGTTCATCTTCTACGACAATAACCACAACTGCTCTTCCGAATGCTTTACCTGTCGGAACAGACGTTGCGTATCTAGATTCAGCAGGTCAGTTAATTCAGACCAAGTCTTTTGTTTCTAGTGCGGCTGCGGCTGGTGATACGTCCGTCACAATTAATTCTGCGATTGCTGTTCCTGGTAGTGTTACAGCTATACCAGCAAGTTCAACAATCGTGTTCACTGAGTTCCCAGAGGTTCTTGTTAAGCTGAATTTTGCTATTCATTCTTATCAAGAAGCTACGGCAGTTTAAGGAGATTTTTAAATGGCTATTTCAAGAGCACAACAACTTAAAGAACTCCTACCTGGACTTAATGCTTTGTATGGTCTTGAGTACGAAAAGTACGGAGAAGAGCATAAAGAGATCTTTGAAACAGAGACCTCAGAGCGTTCCTTCGAGGAGGAGACTAAATTATCTGGTTTCTCTGCTGCACCTGTCAAAAATGAGGGCGAGGCTATCGCTTTTGACAATGCACAAGAGGCTTACACTTCACGCTATAACCACGAAACAATCGCTCTTGGTTTTGCGATTACAGAGGAGGCAATGGAGGACAACCTTTATGACTCTCTTTCAGCTCGCTACACCAAGGCTTTAGCTCGTGCTATGGCTTACACTAAGCAAGTTAAGGCAGCCAATATCCTTAATCAGGGTTTTGATTCTGCATTTACTGGCGGAGATGGAGTTTCTTTATTCTCAACAGCACATCCACTTGTGTCAGGAGGAACAAACTCTAACAGACCAGCTACAGCAACTGATTTGAATGAAACCTCTTTAGAGGCTCATATTATTCAAATCGCTGCTTGGACTGATGAGCGTGGATTGTTAATCGCAGCCAAACCTCGTAAATTGATCATCCCACCAGCGTTAATGTTCGTGGCTACCCGTCTTCTAGACTCGGAGCTTCGTACAGCCACTGCTGATAACGATCTAAATGCAATTCGTTCAATGGGAGCAATTCCAGAGGGATATGCAGTTAATCACTATTTGACCGACTCTGATGCTTACTTTATAACAACAGATGTACCAAACGGACTAAAACATTTTGTTCGTTTACCAATGTCTACCTCAATGGAGGGCGACTTTGATACAGGTAATGTTCGTTATAAAGCAAGAGAAAGATATTCTTTTGGATTTTCTGATCCATTAGGAATGTTTGGTTCGCCTGGTGCATAACGTTAATTAGGGGGGTTTAAACACCCCCCGATTACTTCTAGGATTTTTTTGATTCACACTAACTGACCTAGCAGACGTAGTAGAGATAGTGTGAAAATGTGCTACTACACAAGGAGAATTAAATGGGTACGACTACCTTTTCGGGACCAGTAAAATCAGACGCTGGTGTTACCTCATTAGGGCAGGTAAAAAGCGGAACTATCGAAACCTCTACAGGGACTACTGTAGGTACAGATGTAAATAACATGGGTACTGTCTTGTTGTCTCAATCAGCAAGAGTTGATGTAGTTGGTGCTACCGCTTCAACAGTCATAGCTACCTTACCTGCTGGATCACAAATTACCAATGTATATTTAAATGTTTTTGAGGCTGTTAGTGCGTGTGCAGCAGCAACTTTTGTTATCGGAACAGGCACGGCAGATGCTTCATTTTTGGCAAGCACTGACGTTACATCTGTAACAAATGTAAGAAGCTCTGCAATGGCATCTGCGTCAATTAATGTAGGGGCAACAGATCTACAAGTTGTAGGAACTTTTTTCCCTGCCTCTGCGGCAAATCTTGGAACTTTAGGAGATGCAGTAGCCACAGTTGAGTATCGTCAGCCTGCTTCTGCTGGTGGATTCTATACTATTTAATGAGGAGTAAGTTATGCAATCAGATGTATTTGCTATTACACCATCCTCTGACGATAATTTTTATTTTGCTTCCGCTACAGCAACAGGCACTATAACTTTACTAAGGCATATTCCAGCCAGAAATGGTGCAGGGTATAAAGTGTCTGTTCAAAATAGTGCAGGAGACGATTCCAGCACCAACTACAACATATCTGGTTTTGTGGTTGGTGACTTGGGAGGAAGAACAGTAACTGAAACTCTTGCAGGAGGAGAAAGTGCGGTCACAGTATTTAGCACTAACTTTTATTCGGAACTTATTTCTTTTGAAGTAGATTCTGGAACTTCTGTGGGAACAATTCAAATAGGTTATGGTGGAGACTTGGCTTTGCCAAGGACAAGAATTAAGGCATTTAATTATGCTGCCCAAACGGCTGCTGGCTCAATTACAGTTTCTAGCAATGAAGATTCTGTTTTACCAATACTGGAGATAAACTCTCCAGCAGGCATTGTAGAATCCAGTCATCTTACTATTCCAGAAAATGGGATATTGACTACAGGAACTAATATAAACAGTTTTGCGACTGTCACGTTAAGTAATATTACAAACTTAACGTTATATTGTGGCTAAGTCTAAAGGCATGGGCATAAGAACTTCTGTGAAGTCGGGCAATTTTCGTCCGACCAAACAGGGTGCAGGCATGACTAAAAAAGGTGTGGCTGCCTATCGTAGGGCTAATCCTGGTTCTAAGTTAAAAACTGCTGTCACAGGCAAGGTTAAAGCTGGCTCTAAAGATGCAAAGAGACGCAAGTCCTTTTGTGCGAGATCGGCAGGTCAAATGAAAAAATTTCCCAAAGCAGCAAAAAATCCTAATAGCCGTTTACGTCAAGCGAGAAAGCGATGGAAATGTTAAAGCCAGCCGCCAAGCGTAGAGGTCGCCCTCCTAAGATAGAAAGCAAAGTTGCTGTTCAAGGCAATGAGATTAAACATATGCAAGAGGACATGGATGAAATGAAAAAAGATATAGAAGAAATAAAAAAATCTATATCTGAAATACACAAAGTTCTTTCTGAAGCTAAAGGCGGATGGAAAGCTCTTATATGGGCAGCAGGTGCAGGTGGTGCAGTTGTTGCGACTCTAGGTACGTTATATCAAATATTAGGGAGTAAATAAAAATGGTAGATAAAATAAAAGGTAAACCAGGAACGCAGTCTGGTAGAAGAGATACGTCTAATATTATAAAAAAGATAAAAAAACTTGAAGCTCAGTTAAGAGGTAAGAGCGATAGGCGTGTTACTACAGCTTATGGAAAACAAAAAAGTTCTTATACACCTTACGAAAGCGGTATATTTGATTTTGCCTTAAAGAGAGACTCACAGGGTAAAGTGCTGGGTGACGACTATGTAAAAATAAGAGACAGAAAAGTTCCAAGGGACTCAGGGCTTACAATTATAGAAGCTGATAGATTTGGTATTGATACAAAATATGTACCAAAAATCGGCAAAACCACCACAATGGATAAGAAGAAAACAGAAAAGGGTAAGAAAGCTGGAGGTAAAGTAAAAAAAATGAAAGCTGGTGGCATGGTAAAGAAAATAGACGGCATAGCAATCAGAGGCAAAACCAAAGGAAGAATACTTTAAGGTAAGGGGTAAATAATGAAATCAAGTGATTATAAATCGTTCTCAGGATTTGGAAGCAAAAGCACAAGAAACGTAAAACCAAAAACGTTTAAACAAGCCTTTTCAGATGCTAGAAAAGCTGGCAAAAAAACATTTTCTTTTGACGGAAAAAGATTTACAACTCAAACAAAAGATGATGTTAAAAGTGCTAGAAAAAGTATGAAGATGGGTAGTTCTAAAAATATTGATCCAAAAACTCTTAAAGGGTCAGGAAGACCTAGAAAACCAGTTTTAGGGAGTGCAAAAAACATAGGTGCTTCTAAAGGTGATGGTTCTGTTTATGGAGGCAGGACAAGAAAAGTAAGCCCAAGGGTTGGTAAAAACATATCTGGTAAGTCTATTGTAGGAGCTAGGGTAAGCAGAGCAAAGGAAGGAACTCAAGGTGGAGCATCAGCCCCTGATTTTAATGCTAGATTTAAAGCTCTATCTAAAAAAGTTGCTGTAAAAAATCCTGATATGAAGGATGTTAACGAGTTTGCAAGAATGGGCAAAATACTTTTAAAAAATATGAAGAAAGGTGGCGTAATTGGAGGGGTTAAAAGAAAACGGAGGTAAGAATTGGCTTACTTAATAAGTAATATTCCCTATACAAAAGTTTGGATTAGACAAGAATTTACACATGGTCATCAAAAATATCACGGAGAGTTTATACACGGACTGGCAGTGGCTGTTACAACGATGCCAGACAGATGTCTCAGCTTTCAAATCATCTTCACAGGGTGTGAAGCAGACGACCCAGACGCAGGTTTGGAAAACGTCACAGGAGGGGCAATGTGGGCAAGAATGCCGATCACGGCACTATGTGGGGACATCCCAGTGGATGTCTTTCCAGAAAGAATGGAAACCCACCTCGCACAACCTTGGGATTGCCCATCGCACCACCACTCAATCATATCGCTCGACAGATGCAAACCAAGCCCTTGGCTTGCCAAAATCGCAGGAGAATTTCACACAGCGAGATATCTCTTCACTGTGGACTACACCGAAAGCGAAATCGCAGACTGTCCAGCCCAACACAAGCAGAGTCATGTTATGGTGTTAACGGACGGACAATGGAAAGGAAACATGGTTGCACTTCCTAATAACAGAGTAAGAGTTACCTCTCCTGCTTTATGGGCTACAGGCGAGGGTGCTCCTGATTTTAGACCAAGTCAGTACACTCATTGTGCTGAACAGGATGATAGTTATATGAACCCAGAAGAAACATTTAATAATTTATACCGAGAGGAGTAGGAAATGAAAATGAAAAAAGGTTACGCAAAAGGAGGAATGAAAAAAGGCTACCAAGCTGGAGGAGTTACTGGGGGAGCAGTTGGCGGAGCAGCAGGGGCAGGTCTTCAATCCACAATGGGAATGAATTTGTCTCCCAGCCAAGTACAAATGCTTATGGATTTAATAAGAGAAAATCCAAGAATGGGTGGTGGCAGACAAGCTATGCCAATGCCTATGCCCAGAGGTATGTCCAAAACTCCAGCCGCACCTATGCCTATGCCTAGAGGAATGCCTAAAACTCAAGCAAGACCCATGAAAAAAGGCGGCATGATGAAAAAAGGATACGCTGGTGGTGGCATGATGAAAAAAGGTTATGCTCAAGGCGGAAAACTAAAAATGGTTGAAAAAGACGGAAAAAAAGTTCCGTTTTACGCTGCTGATGGAATAGGAAAAATGGCTGCGGGCGGATCGGTTAAAAAAGGCGATCCTAAAGATAAACGTGATGCAAAAAAAGTAGATACTTTTATAAAAAGAAAAAAAGCTAGAAAGGCGGCTCAACTAAAAACAGAAAAAGCAGCCAAAGTTGGAAGAGCAGCAGGTCGTTTGGGGTCAGGCATGGGAGGTGGTGCAGGAGCTAGACTTCAAGATATGACCACTACGAGACGTATAGGCAGACTTAAATATAAAGGCGGAGGTATGATGAAGAAGGGCTATGCTGGAGGCGGAATGATGAAAAAAGGCTCTTCAGCAGGCGGTGTTTCAAAAAGAGCTGATGGAATTGCTATGAAAGGCAAAACAAAAGGTAGGATTATTTAATAAATGTCTAATTTAGTTGCTTTATATGCAGACCCCTCAAAAAGGACTCCAGAGGTTACTCAGGCTTATCTAGATTATCGTGCTGGTGAACTAGATATATTTGGCAATCCCAGAGGCACTCCTTTAGCTCAATCTCAAGCTAATCCGTCTAGCGTTGTAACTCAGTTTCAACCACCTCCAGTTGTTGCTGAAGATCCAGTTGTTAGTGAAGCTCCAGTTGTTAGTGAACAAACTCCATCTGTAGACACAGCAGCGTCTGACTCCGCTACGGATATAAATCAACTTTATGAGACAACTTATGGAAGACCTGCTACCCCAGACGAGATACAATATCATGTAAATCGCTTTGGGTCGGATTTAGATCCTCAAGAAGCACAGAGCTTGCAAACAGAGATGACCTCTGTACCTGGTTATACACCTCCTACGACAGAGGAGGGTGCAGTTACGGGAACTTCCACCGAACCCGTTGAACCTCCAAGTGCATCTTCCTCTGTCACCTCTACTCCAGCATACACTACAGAGGAAAAACCTTTAGGCATGGGGGGGACAGAAACTATTTATCGTGATCCTTCTGGAAATGTAATAACAAGGGATCAGGCTTTAGGATTACAAGCTGAAGCTGACAAACAAGCCAATCAACCTTTTGTTCCTGATTCAGCTTCAGTGGGTTTTCAAAGATACATGGACATTTTGGGCAGAGAGCCTGAGTCACAAGCTGCTCAAGAGGGAGCTAGTGGATTGACCAGAGAACAATTCTTTCAAAGAGCTATTCCAGAGCTTAGACAAACAAGCCCTGTGTTTAGCACTTTTCAACAAGTGCTTGCTAGAGATCCACGTTTATCAGGGTTAGATTATTATAGAAATGTAAGACCAGATCTAATGCAAGATCCAAGAGCGTTTAGACAGGCAGCGATAGAGGGTGGAGAGTTTGCATCCAGAGCAAGAGATCTATATAGGCAAAATATGGGGTTTGATCCAAGTCAATCTCAATTGCAAGGTCTTATTCAGTCTGGAACATATTTAAACCCTTTTGAACTTAGAGGTGCAATAGCTAGACAAAATATAGCACAGAGACCTCGTTACTCAGATATAACGTTTAACCCTTACTCTATGCCTAGAGCTGCTGCGGTACATAGCAGACCTTTTCCAGGATCACAATCTCAGTTTGGAAGACCTAGTTTTAGTCCTTTTAGATCGTTTGCTCCACCACCTCCACCACCAAGTTATTTTAACATGGGTTATAATCCGTATATGAGTCAACAATACTCACAACCTTTTTTTAATCGATTTCAACCTACGGGAGGTTTTTCCCAGCCATTTAGACAACCACAAAGTTATGGTTTTCAACAACAAATGAGACCTAGTTTTGGTGGCGGCTTTGGAGGCATGGGAGGAAAAGGAGGAGGTAGACCTGCTCCAATAGGTGGAAAATAAAAGTTAGGAGTTTATAATGGCTGTGAAAAAATCAAAATCTAGCTCTAAGAGTCCTAAACCAACAAATCCGTCTTTGTATTCTCGTGTAAAAGCAGAGGCTAAACGGAAATTCAAGGTGTATCCATCAGCTTATGCAAACGCATGGTTGGTGAGGACATACAAAAAAAGAGGTGGAGGATATAGATAATGTCTCTCAAAGAGTGGTTTGGCAAGGGTGCGAAAGGAGATTGGGTTGATATTGGAGCAAAGAAAAAGAAAGGTAAGTTTCAACCCTGTGGAAGAAAGTCAGCTTCTAAAAGCAAGAGGGCTTATCCAAAATGCGTTCCAAGAGCTAAAGCCAAAACCATGACTAAAGGACAGATAAGGTCAGCAGTACAACGTAAAAGAGCAGCAGGCAATCCTGGTGGAAAGCCTACTAATGTTAAAACTATTTTAGGAAAAAAACGCAGTGTCCGTAAAAAAAGCAAATCCTAGAATACCTAGAAAGAAAGGGCAACCTGCTAGGTCAAAGAAGCACTCGGATTTATACACTGACGAAAACCCTAAAGGAACTATAAGGGGATTAAAATTTGCTACAAAAGATGATGCAGTCAAAAGTGTTACAAAGATTAAAGGAAGCGGTCGTTCAAAAGCTCACAAAATTCAAGCAGCTATTGCGATGGAACAAAGAGCGAGAGTGATGGGAAAAAGAGATTCGGCTGCTGTTTACAGAAAATATATTAATAGCGTAAAAGCAAAATGACTACTACAGGCACAACAAGTTTTACTCCAGATGTTAATGAGATTATAGAAGAGGCTTTTGAAAGATGTGGATCAGAGGCTAGAACTGGCTATCATTTTAGAACAGCCAGAAGATCTTTAAATTTGTTAACAGTGGAATGGGCGAATCGTGGAGTTAACTTATGGACAGTTGAAGAGGGTTCAGTCGCTCTTTCTTCTGGCACGATAACTTATGAATTACCAAATGACACCATCGATTTATTAGAACACGTTATAAGAACAGGAACTGGAAGTGAACAACAAGATCTAAGTGTTACTAGAATAAGCGTTTCAACTTACGCAACAATACCTAACAAAAACGCCACTGGAAGACCTATACAGGTTTACATTGACAGAAGATCTGGGGCTACTACTCCCACAGGAGTTTTGCCCCCTGTAATAAATTTATATCCAGCCCCTGATGCAGCCACAACTTACACTTTTGTCTATTGGAGACTTAAAAGGATTGATGACTCAGGCAATGGAGTCAACACACCAGCTATACCTTTTCGGTTTTATAACTGTTTAATCGCTGGTTTAGCATACTATTTGTCTGCTAAAATACCAGGAGCAGAGGGAAGAGTTGCTGCCTTAAAGCAAGATTATCAAGACCAATGGAAGTTGGCATCAGAAGAGGACAGAGAAAAAGCATCAATACGCATAGTTCCAACTAGCTCTTTCTCTGCGGTGTAATGGGCAGAAGTTTTGCCTCTGGTAAACACGCTATCGCAGAATGTGATAGGTGCGGATTTAGATATAAGTTAAAGAAGTTAAAACAACTGACAATCAAAACAAAAAAGGTAAACATATTAGTTTGCCCTGAGTGTTTTGAAAAGGATCAGCCTCAATTACAAGTTGGAATGAAACCGATTGATGATCCACAGGCTTTGAGAAATCCTAGACCTGACTTAAATGCTTTTGCAGAGTCTAAAGCAAGAAACTTTCAATATGGTTTTAATCCAGTAGGATTGCAAGATCCTTTTAATCTTGGATATAGAAACAGTTTAATAGGAAACACAAATTTAGGAAGTGTAACAGTCACCATTCAAATTAGTTAGGAGTAGTTATGAAAACAGGAAAAATGAACGGAATATATAAATCACCGATTGAAGTTCCAGTTCCAAAAACATCTGGTTATCCAAACAATATACCAAACACTCAAACTGTAAAGATTAGAGGAACTGGGGCTGCAACAAAGGGTACTAAGTTCTCTGGAAGAAATGGATAATGAACTACACTGAGCTTTATGAAACTGTTAAGGGCTATGTGGAGAATGATTTTCCTGACACCTCCTTTACGGATAGTGCAGGTAATTCTATTACTCTAACTAGCAATGAACAGGTAAACACGTTTATTAAACAAGCTGAACAAAAAATATATAATGCTATTCAAATTTTAAATTTAAGAAAAAATGTAACTGGAAGCCTTAGCACTGGAAATCAGTATTTATCAGTTCCCTCTGACTGGATTGCAAATTTTTCTTTAGCAGTAATAGACTCATCCAGTAACTACACTTATCTTTTGAATAAAGATGTTAATTACATAAGAGAATCTTTTCCTAATCCAAATAGCACAGGCAAGCCTACGCATTACGCTTTGTTTGACGATAATTCATATATAGTCGCACCAACTCCAGATGAGGATTATTCTATGGAGTTACATTATTTTTATTACCCAGAGTCCATAGTTACAGCAGGCACTTCTTGGGTAGGCGATAACTATAGTTCTGTGTTGCTTTACGGAACTTTGATCGAAGCTCACATCTTTATGAAAGGTGAACCTGATGTTTATAAAACATACACAGACAAGTATAATCAGTCTATGACAGGGCTTAAACAGCTAAGTGAAGGTAAAAATCGTCAAGATATGTACAGAACAGAACAAGCGAGGTATCAGGTTAAATGATAGGTAACGGAGCAGCAAGTTTATTAGGTGGAGATGTGCAGGTTCATACAACCTCTAATAGAGGATTTACACCAGAAGAAATATCAGAAAGAGCTTTAAATAAAATAATATCAATTAGTAGTGATTCACATCCAGCAGTGAGAGCACAAGCAGAAGTGTTTAAACAAAATATAAAACAAGTGTTGATTCAATATATGCACGAGGCTATCAGAAGTCATAATGTTACTTTGGCAAATAGATTTAACCAAATGGGGCATCCTGAGTTAATTAAATTATTAGATGAATAGGAGTTAAAAATGGCAATCACACAAGCAATGTGTACCTCTTTCAAAACAGAATTATTATTGGGGGTTCATAGATTTGCCCCAACGGGAGCTAGTGCTGCAAGTACGTTTAAACTTGCTTTATATTCTTCTGGGGCAACACTAAGTGCTGGAACAACAGCTTTTGTAGC